ATGCCCAATCTGCGCCAGATAGCGCGGCGATAATACTCGCCGATCTTGCCAATGCTGATCCAATTTTCATTGGACCATGTGTGACCACCATCATCCGACCAACGCAGCATGACTTGCGGGTTAGACCCTTGCACAAAGTTTGGCGTATAGATGTTGTACTGCTGATTGACAAAATCTAAATACAAAGTCGGCTCCTCGGGAGGGAACGGAACCAATGGGTCGTCGCCCGCCAGCCCAACACCTGTTTCCAGATCAAGCTGGAGGCTGTGCTGTGCTGTGCGCTTGAGGTTGTTCTGGCCGGTGGGCAGCGCACGCCAAGACCGCAACCACTTTTGAATACGGTCGTGATCGGAATACTTGTCTAGATCAAACGCATAGATGTTGCCGTTTTGGTAGTCCCCAACGGCATTGACATTGTTGAAATAAGTCTGACAGTTGCTGCGGTGGCGTGTGAACGCGCCGTTGTTCCAACCAGCACGCTCATGCCAGGCTTGCGTGGCAGCATCGTAGACCCATGTGGCATTGCCCGATGGGAACGACAGCACGTAAAACGAATGGCCGTCTTGCTGGTAGGTGTAGGCCACGGCATCCGAGATGTCGGGGTACTGCTGAATTTGCCATTCAATAGCGTGGGTGCTGACACGGGTGCCTGAGTAGCCGTTGGCACGGTATATGATGCCTTTACCTCGGCGGTCAGACCCCAACCAAAACAAACTGTTGTCCAGTTTTGCCACCGAAAACGTGGCGGCGCAGCCAATCTCATTGAACGCGCCATCAATAGGTTGAAGCGGAAAATCAGCGTTTCCCGAGTTGTACCAAACTTCAACCGAGTTTGTGCCAAACAACCAAACCTGCCCGTGGTCCACAATAGAAGACACCAGATTGTCTGGATCGGCTTCGGCGCTGGCAAAGTCCAGCGGGTCCACTGACAGAGGATCGTTAAGCTCTGTAACCCAGACTTTTTGACTGCTGGGTTCAATGAAAACAAAGTACCCATCCAAAAAGGATACGGTCAACGCGCCAGGAAAGTCGGGGTCAGTAACCTGTGCAAAGACATTGGTAATCGTGTTGTAAACGAACATCGGGCCATCGCAAGCAATGACAACTTGCGTCCCGTTGTCCGACATAGAAACCGGTGTTGAGGCATCAGTCACCAAACCCAATTGGGTCGCTACATACGAGGTGGTTACCTTGTACAAATACCGACCTGAAACCACGTACAAATCAGTTCCCACGGTGCGAACACCGCGGATTGGTCCTGTACCCACAGTAGTCAACAAACGCAGCCCTGGCGCACGATTCAAAAACGCAGGCTCTTTGCCAGCTTCTGGCACGATCTCGGGAAACAAATTGACCATCCTGGCATCCGCAGCGTTGACACTGCGGGCCACATAGGCCGAGCCAAGGATTGGGGTCTTCATGCTATACTCCTATTCATGTTAAATGGAGTCAAGCTATGGAAACGTGGAAACCAGTTTTGGATTTTGAAGATTTGTACGAGGTGAGCGACCTTGGAAATGTGCGCAGGATTGCCAGAGGTAAGACCCTTGACGCCGCCAAAATTCCCGAAGCCAAGCAGATGTTTGAACACGGTGCGACCCTTAAACAAGTTGCTGAGTTTTTGGGCACCAGCATACCCACGGCGCATTCTATCAAGCTGGGTAAGACGTGGGTCGGCGACGCTGCGTATCGCCCGCTGAAGCCTCGCACAGACACGAAGCACTACCTGCAAGTCGATCTTGTGCGCAACGGCAAGTACACCCGCAAACGGGCGCATCGCATAGTGTGGGAGGCGTTTAACGGGCGTATTGAAGGCCGACTGGAAATAAACCACAAAGACCTTAACCGCGCCAACAATCGACTGGATAACTTGGAAGTTGTCACGCATCAGCAAAATCTTCAACACGCGATTGACGCCTACAAGGCCGAAGGGCTTTTGCGGGCGGTTAAGGGTGTGAAAGGATTTATTGCTGGAAAACATAGCAACTATACTTGTTAAAAATTTCCAGAATAGATGTTGAACCGCTGACGATTTGCCACCACGGCGTAGGGCAGGCTCATCACATCGTAGGGGTTGTTGATGCGCTTCAGGTTGCGCTTGCTTGTCATGGCAATGCGCTGCACCTGTGGGCTTGGCTCCACGCCAAACTCAGGCGCAATCTCCATTGCCAAGTTGTAGGCAAACGCCCGCATGTAACCTGGCGGGAAGAACAACTCTGTATTGAGCAGCGCAGGCTGCGTCAACTCTTGCACCGAGATGAAGTGCCACTCCAACAACTGCGTTGGTTTGGGGTATATGTACATCTCCACGTCAGGAAACGTGTTGTTGACAAAGATAACCTGCGGAAATGTTGATGTTGAGGTCTTGACAGCGATGCCGTTGTACTGGTCTTGGTTAATAAACTTGATGCCGTAGGACACGCCGCTAGGGGCGCGGTAATACGTACCGTCATCAAGTTGGATAGGGCGGTTGCCCACAAAGTCACCAGTTGGGCCAAGAGTGCGTTTGATCTCACCCACGGGCCACGAAAAGATTTGGTCTTGGGTGCAAAACACAGACAGACGCTCGGTGTTCCACGAGTCAATCATCTGGTTCATTGCAACCAGAGCGTCTTGACTGGTAGCCGCTGACGGGGTTTCACCTTCGGCAAGAATGCCGAGCAGCCTAAGTGCTCGGTTAATCTGGTCGCCAGCGGTATAAGCCATGTTATTTCCCTTCGGATTCTTCGCTTGCCAGCGTGTCGCTGTTGGGCTGTTCGATGGATTGATCGGTCACTTTGCGAGTGTACTTGCGTTTTGGCGCTTCGACTACTGGCTCGGGTGCCACCTCAACAGGTGTGTCAGAATTGTACCGTGTCCAGCCGTTTTTTTCATCCATCTCAATTTCAGCTTCGTTGGTGGCAACTTTAGCGCCGAACTCAGGGTGTACGAGGACAATGTTCATTTAAATCTCCATGTGAAAACGGGGACCAAAGCCCCCGTTTGTCAGTTGTAACCGCGTTTTACAAGACGTGGATTACAGCAAAGTTGATTACAACTGCTTCAGACAGCGAACCACCCGAAAGGTTGCGCAATGTGATTGTGCAACTTCCAGTAGTTTTGCCAGAAATCCAGCAGTTGTAACCGCCAGCAGTAGCACCAGACGCAACGCTTAGCACCACAACATCGTTGGTGCTAATGGTGTTGTTGGTCAAAGTGAACGACACGTTGGTTGCGTTTGCCAACGATGCGTTGTTCATTGTAATCTGACCGCAGGACTTGTTCAAAGTCACCCCAGTCGATTTGCTCGTTAGTTGAGTTACCGCGCCGCTTGCTTCAGAGGTGTAGCCCAACTCGCCGCCAGAGTACACAAAGTCAGAACCAATAATGTCTTGGTCTTCGTATGCAACGCCAATCGGTTTAGTTTTTGGCATGATATTTCCTCGTAAAACAGGGGCCGAAGCCCCGTTCTATTAATTACTTAAAAATTAAGCAACACGATAGATTGTGTACGCTGCATCACCTGTTCTGCGGAAACGAAACGTGCCAGATGTGTTGCTGGTTTTAGTCAGCGAATCTTGGATTGTGTCGTTACCAACAAGGGTGTTGCCCGTGCCAGCAGTGAAAACCACATCATTCCCTGCATTGTCACCAATGTTGATGAAAGAGCAGTCAAATGTTGAACCAACTTTAAGGCTGGAGAACGCAGCGTCAAGCAGTGCGCCTGTTGGGAACACATAAGCGCCTGCGTCTGTGCCGCCTGAGTCCATAGTACACACACCAGCAGCCAAATCCTCTGCTGTGATAGTGACAGACGCGCCGGTCAATGCAACTGGTGCGCTGGTGTTGGAAAAACTGATTTCGCCAAGATTGCCATCGCCAACTTGGTAACCACTTGCGCCATTAGGGAGTGCCATGATAATTTCCTTTCAGATTAATTTGAAAACCGGGGCCGAAACCCCTGGTTCGGTTTAGCCGAAGATGCGGCAAGCCATTTGTGGACGAATGGTATTGAAACCATACAAAACGTCAACACGGCAAGGCATACGATCGTTGTTGATGTCGTACTGACGCACAACACGCAGGCTGATACCGTTGTGAACGGCACGGCTTGCCATGTCAACGCCTTGGGGCAGCAACAAGTCAGCAGTGGCGAACGCAATGGCGTCGCGGTGGTACACCAAGTTCTGTGGGAACGAGCCGCTGGCAGCGCCAACGAACACAACTGCTTGACCGGAGGCGGGCAAGGACACCACGGTACACAGAGCGTTGCCAGCCGAGTAGATCGGAGCAACAGTCACAGTAGCTGTGGTGGTAACAGTTGAAGACGAGATTGCCACGAACTGGAACAGCGAACCTGTGGACTCACGAGTCTGTGGGTTAGCGGCGAAGCAACCAGCGATGGTGAACACGTCACCAGGGTTGATGGTTTCACCAGAACCGACAGTCAGAGTCAGAGTGGTTGCGCCTTCAGCAGTCACGGCAGCAGCAGTTGTGGTGCCAGTAGCAGCACGAGTACCGCAGGTGTGGACCTTGATCGACTGGCTCATGTTGACTTCTTCGTAGCCCAACACTTGCTCACCCATCATGCCGTTCTTAAACTGGCGAGAGATGACATCTGTGGGGTTGAAGAAACCAGCCAAACCGTTGACCAAAGCAGCGTTAGCGGCAGGGTTCACGGTAGCGTAACGAGGCGACATGGTAGCGGCGTTCTCGTTCAACTTCTGCTGGGCTTGCAACAGCACCAAAGCGGTTGCGGGAGCAACGCCTGGAGTGCCGACAGAGTTACCCACCAGACGGTAAGCGTTGGCAACGTCAGCGTCCACGGTAGAGGCCAACTGGCTAATACGTGGCTTCAAGACACGCTCTGCGAAGTCGTCCAACTGCATGGTCAATTCAGCGGATGTGAAGTTGATACCGATGTGCTTCTGGCTGGAAACAGTCAAAGTGGTGAACTGTTCGTTGTCGTCCTGAACTTGCAGGGCAGCGCCGTCAGTCACCAGAGCGCGGTCGGGCAAACGGATACGCAGGGTCGAACCAATCTTGGCACCTTCAACAGCAAAGCTGTCGTCGTACTGGCGGTTCACGTTGCGGGTGATCACCAAGT